TTTACAAATGAGCACGATTTGTTGAATGACTTTATTAATTGGTGGATGATTGAGGAAAATACACCAGAAGTCATTACTGGTTGGAACAGTGAACTGTATGACATTCCATATTTGGTTCGTCGTATAGATCGTATCCTTGGCGAAAAACTGATGAAACGTATGTCTCCATGGGGGCTGGTGACTGAAAGTGAAACATTCATCTCTGGGCGTAAGCACATCTCTTATGATATTGGTGGAGTTAGTCAACTTGATTATTTGAATCTTTATAAGAAATTTACTTATAAGGCACAGGAATCTTATCGTTTGGATTATATTGCTGAGGTAGAACTTGGGTCGAAAAAACTAGATCACTCTGAGTTTGATACATTTAAAGACTTCTACACCAAAGGATGGCAGAAGTTTGTAGAATACAATATTATTGACGTAGAACTTGTTGACCGTCTGGAAGACAAGATGAAACTGATTGAACTTGCTTTGACAATGGCATATGATGCTAAGGCAAACTATTCTGATGTATTTTCTCAGGTTCGGATGTGGGATACAATTATCTACAACTATCTGAAAAAGCGGAATATTGTGATTCCTCCAAATGTGAGGTCTGACAAGGATTCTAAGTATGCTGGTGCTTATGTAAAGGAACCGATTCCTGGTGTGTACGATTGGGTGGTCAATTTTGACCTCAACTCTCTATACCCCCACTTGATTATGCAATATAACATCTCTCCAGAAACTTTGGTTGAACAAAGACATCCTTCAGTAACTGTGGATAAGATTCTGAATCAAGAGATCGATTTTGAACCTTATAAAGAGTATGCTGTCTGTGCGAATGGTGCAATGTACCGTAAGGATGTTCGTGGATTTCTACCAGAACTCATGGAAAAGATTTACGAAGACCGTACCATTTACAAAAAGAAAATGATTGCGGCAAAACAAGATTACGAGAAAAAGAAAACCAAAGAACTGGAAAAAGAGATTGCAAGGTGTAACAACATTCAAATGGCAAGGAAGATTCAACTTAATAGTGCTTATGGTGCTATTGGTAATCAGTACTTCCGTTATTTTAAACTAGCAAATGCTGAGGCAATTACTCTTTCTGGTCAGGTCTCAATTCGTTGGATTGAAGAAAAAATTAACAAGTATCTAAACAAAATTCTTAAGACAAATGATGTTGACTATGTTATTGCTTCAGATACTGATTCTATCTACCTTAATATGGGTCCTTTGGTGGAGACTGTATACAAGGGAAGAGAAAAAACTACTGAGAGCGTTGTGTCTTTCCTTGATAAGGTCGCTAAGGTGGAACTTGAAAAATATATTGAAAGTTGTTACCAAGAACTGGCGGAATATGTAAATGCGTATGACCAAAAGATGCAGATGAAGCGTGAGAATATTGCCGACCGTGGAATCTGGACTGCCAAGAAAAGATATATTCTAAATGTCTGGGATAGTGAGGGTGTTCGTTATGAAGAACCTAAACTTAAGATGATGGGTATTGAGGCAGTCAAGTCTTCTACTCCTGCACCTTGTCGTCAGATGATTAAGGATGGTCTAAAATTGATGATGAGTGGAACTGAAGAACAGGTGATTGAGTTCATTGATAAGTGTCGTTCCGAATTCAAAAAACTTCCACCAGAGCAGATTGCCTTTCCTCGTACAGCATCCGATGTTCGCAAGTATCGTTCGCATTCGGACATTTATATGAAGGGAACTCCAATTCATATTCGTGGTGCTCTTCTTTTTAATCATTATATTGGAGAGAAAAATCTTACCAATAAATATTCACTTATTGGTAATGGGGAAAAAGTTAAATTTATCTACCTCAAAAAACCAAATATTATTCAAGAAAATATTATCTCTTTCATTCAAGATTTTCCTTCAGAACTTGGACTTGACAAATATATTGACTATGAATTACAATTTGAAAAGAGTTTTCTTGAACCACTTAAGTCTATTCTTGATGCAATTGGATGGAATGTGGAAAAAACTGTAAACCTTGAATTATTTTTTTCTTAATGGATTTACCTATTAACGACAAAGAATTAGATACAATTGTGAAAGCACTTGGATTTGGTGGCGATGGTGCCCTTTACCACAAACTTAAATTGGTTAGGGAACTTAGAGAACAAGGTTTGCCTTACAAAAAAATACTTCGTGAAGAATATGGAATGGTTATATGAATCTACCCATTAACGAATCTGAATTTAATTATATACTTGAATCTGTTAAATTAAATAAACAATTATATAATAAACTTTGGACATATTGGTTCAATTACAAATATCAAAATGGTAAATAAATATGGATTTTCTTAAAGACATTGTAAAAGAAATTGGAGGCGAATATACTCAACTTGCTTCCGATATTGATGAGACAGAAACTTATGTTGATACAGGTTCATACATTTTTAATGCACTGGTTTCAGGTAGCATATTTGGTGGTGTATCTGGGAATAAGATTACTGCTATTGCTGGAGAGTCTAGTACTGGAAAGACTTTTTTCTCTCTCGCCGTGGTTAAGAACTTTCTTGATACTCATCCCGATGGTTACTGTCTCTACTTTGACACTGAGGCTGCTATCACTAAATCTCTTTTAGAATCCCGTGGAATTGATACTTCTCGTGTTGTGGTTGTCAATGTTGTTACTGTTGAAGAGTTTCGCGGAACAGCACTCAAAGCAGTAGATATGTATATGAAAAAACCTGAGGGAGAACGCAATCCTTGTATGTTTGTGCTAGACTCTTTGGGAATGCTTTCCACGAGTAAGGAGATCAATGATGCTCTGAATGATAAAGAAGTTCGGGACATGACTAAATCTCAACTGATTAAAGGAGCATTTCGTATGCTTACTTTGAAATTGGGTCAGGCAAAAATTCCAATGATTGTTACTAATCATACTTATGATGTCATCGGTGCTTATGTTCCTACTAAGGAGATGGGTGGTGGTAGTGGCCTTAAGTATGCCGCTTCTACTATCATATATCTCAGTAAGAAAAAGGAAAAAGATGGAACAGAAGTTGTTGGAAATATTATCAAGGCAAAGACTGCTAAGTCGCGTTTAAGTAAGGAGAACAAAGACGTTGAAGTCCGTTTATTTTATGATGAGCGCGGTCTTGATCGCTATTATGGTCTTCTGGAACTCGGGGAACTCGGCGGACTCTGGAAAAATGTTGCGGGTCGTTATGAAATGGATGGTAAAAAAATCTATGCAAAACAAATTCTGGCAGAACCAGAAAAATACTTTACTCCAGAAGTAATGCAAGCACTTGACGAAACAGCAAAAAAAGAATTTAGTTATGGTGCATGAAAAACATCAGAATTATACAAACTGGTGTAGATGTATCTGGGATATTGGATCAGTTGCATCAATATCCCGAAGATTGGGGATCTCAAAAAAATATTGAGAATACTGAACAACAAGATCCAACAAAATATACAACAACTGCAGATGTTTTGCAATTGATTATGGGTGGAATTACTAAAGAGGGTGAATATGTTGGAAATACTGAAATTTGTATTAAAACTCCAGCATATGAAAGACATACTGAGATTCTTAAGTTTGTAAATAAAAGATTTAAAAAACTTAAAAGATGTGGATTTCTTGCAATTCCTGTTGGAGATGAAGTAGGACTTCACATCGACGAAGGGACATATTATCTCACAAAAGATAGATATCATCTTTCTATTCAGGGAAAATATGAGTATACTGTTGGTGATGAAGTTATGATTGTTGAACCAGGAACATTTTTTTGGTTCAACAATAAACTACCGCACAAAGCAGTCAATATTGGTGATAACATCAGAATCACTTTTGTATTTGATGTACCTCATCATAAGAAAAATTTATAGTTAAAATAATGGAAAGACTTGAACTTACGATTCTTCGAAATCTTGTATATAATGAAGATTATTCCAGAAAAGTTATACCTTTTATACAACCTGAATATTTTGAGCAAAAGTCTGAAAGAGTAGTCTTTGAAGAAATCGTTCAGTTTATTGTCAAGTATAATTCCGCAATTACGAAAGAAGCACTTGGTATTGAGATTGAGAATAGAACTGATTTAACTGAGACTGATATTAAAGATATTCGTGAGGTGTGTGAAACCCTAAATGACTCTGTAGTAGAAAAACAGTGGATTTTAGATACTACTGAGAAGTGGTGTCGGGACAGAGCAATTTATCTTGCTTTGATGGAGTCAATTCATATTGCTGATGGTAATGATGGAAAGAAAAATCGTGATGCCATTCCCAGTATTCTTTCAGATGCTCTAGCAGTATCTTTCGATAATAATATTGGGCACGATTATCTTCAAAATTATGAGGAGCGTTATGAATTTTACCATCGTAAAGAAGATAAAATCGAATTTGACTTGGACTACTTTAACAAGATCACTAAGGGTGGTTTACCTAATAAGACTCTCAATATTGCTCTCGCTGGAACGGGCGTTGGGAAATCATTGTTCATGTGTCATGTGGCTAGTTCCGCATTGTTACAGGGTAGGTCCGTACTCTATATCACTCTTGAGATGGCGGAGGAGCGAATTGCTGAAAGAATTGACGCAAACCTTTTGAATGTTCCAATTCAGCAATTGATTGATTTACCTCGTTCAACCTTTGAAAATAAGGTAAATAGTATTGCAAAGAAGACACAAGGTTCTCTTGTAATCAAAGAGTATCCTACTGCTTCGGCACATGCGGGACATTTTAAGGCACTTCTCAATGAACTTGCTCTTAAGAAATCATTCCGACCTGATATTATTTTCATTGATTACCTTAATATTTGTGCTTCCTCTAGGCATAAAGCAAATAGTTCTGTCAATTCTTATTCGTATATCAAGTCAATTGCAGAGGAACTTCGCGGTCTGGCGGTGGAATTCAATGTTCCCATTGTCTCTGCTACCCAGACTACCCGCAGTGGTTATGGGAACTCTGATGTTGAACTTACTGATACTAGTGAGTCCTTTGGTCTCCCTGCTACTGCTGATC